TTAAAAATGATACTTAATGGTTAATAAAATATATTTTATTAATGCTTATATGCTTTAAACAATGATAAAAACGCTTATTAATCTTAATTATTGTTTTATTTCTCTCAATATGTTCTTTTAGTATTAACTTTTGTATTTATTTTATATAAAAGTTAATATATTCCTTAATTATTATCTTTATATCTTCATCAGATCGATCTGTCCGTTATCATTTACCATACGGTCTGTTCCTCCAATACCTACATCAATCTCTTTACGCAACTTGGGGTCACTTGGTTGAAAGAAGTGCTTGAGGATGTACTCATTCTTCTTGAAATCGATAGACTGATTAAGGTCATCAAAAAAGAACAGGAAATCCTCTGCATCTTTATAGACATCTCCGCTACGATGTGGATAAGCAAACAAATAATGTAATAAGGCACAGCAAAAGAACCCACACACTTCTCCCATAAGAGACTGGATGTTTTTTGTGTTGAATGGTAATTTTTGTCCTGTGCTTTTCAATACGGCATTTTTTATATCTTCTGGCGGTGGTGCTCCGTAGGAATCAAAATAAAATGGTTTTACTTTGTTGTCTTTATATTTCATAACTACTAAACAAGTCCAATGAGAACCTGAATTTAACATACCCGTTTTTTCATCAAACTCATCGTCCAGATTAATTATATATGCTTTGTTATATTCTACTTTGGTTGGCATCTCATCTTTGAATACAATTTTAGCAAGTGGGACTTTCATTTTTTTTAACAGCGTTTCCATTTGAGAATCAGTGAGAGACATTAACTTATATATTATAAAAAGATTATAATATTTAATTTGTTTCTTAATTTATACGTTTATTTTTAACCACACATTCCATTCCCTCTCATTTGAATGTTTTGAGGCATTGTATGTCTAAATTGAAAATTGGCGTTCATTGCTTGTGATTGTAATGCTGGATGACTCATAGGCAATAGATTACCCATAACTCCAACTAATCCAGCACTAGGTGTTATACGACCACCATCCATCATACCCATTCCTCGTCTTCCTCCAGCATATAAACCCTCTCCATCCATCATACCCATTCCTCGTCTTCCACCAGCATATAAACCTTCACCATCCATATGAATACCTCTTCCAGCATATAATCCTTCACCTTCCATACTTTCAATTCGTCTTTTACTCATTTTACTCATTCTTTGTGCTTCACACATACCTGCACCATCAATCGCTTTATTTAATTTTTTACCAGCAAACTTTCCTAACTTGTCACCTACAATACTAGCAACTGGAATTAATTGAGGTTGTCCCAAGAGGGTCGCTCCAGCAACTAGACCACTTGTTGCTAAACTTGGAAGTTGTTTTGCTAGTTGTCTACCTGCTTGTTTTCCTGCCTCTATAGCAACCTTCTTAGCAACCCTACCTGCCTTCTTTGCTACTTGCTTGAAAATTCCTTTACCCATCATCTCATCAGCACCTTCTCTATTTGCTTGGATTTCATTTGCATTTAATCTCATTTGAAATCCTTTGTTCTTTCCTAATGCTCTGGTTGCTATATTGAATGTGGATGGTTCAACAATTAAAATAATACCACTACCTTTCATACAAGATTTGCATCTGATCATATGCCCATTTCTAACTTTGGACATTTGTGCGGGTGACATTCCAACTTCTATTCGTTCCATATTATTATATTATAAGATTAGAAAATAATATGATGATGATTGATTAATAAACGCCTAAATCTTATTAAAATCTCTCTGTAGATCTACAATATTCTGTGTTATATCAGGACTATCTCCCCATAGCAATCTATAACTAAACAATGCTGGACTCGGGATGTTACCATCTATCAATCGTTTTTCCTTTTTATTAGCATAATGTCTTTTCCTATATGCTTCTCTCTTTTTTTCATCTTGGTGATCTATATAAGTGCTTCCTGCGTCTAAACCAAAGTCATAAACTTTTTCAATACCATCTTCATCTTCAATCATAATACGTAATCGTTTGTTTTTTTTGTTGCTTTTTGTTACTTCAATTATTTCAATAGACATATATATATATTTAATATTATATTATCATTTGGTTTAATATATGTTACTATACAAATGAATGTTGAGAGAAAAAAAGAAATAATAACCGAAATATTTAATATTAGCAAAGACCAAGTTCTCCAAGACTTCACAAAAATATCGGGACTAACTGCTGATGAGTTCTATAAGATAAAACCATTAAGTAGAGTAGGTAATAATTGTGTTGATTATTTTACATTTCCAAACAGATTGGAGACAGTAGGAAATAAAGGTATTAATTTTTGGACTCTTTGGAATAAAAAAGATGAATATATGGAACTACCTTCCATTCAAACAATTATAGAATATTATAGAACTGAGAGAACCAAAGTAAATAATGCTAAAATGTGGTATAGGATATATAATTTAATTTACGGTTCTATAGCGATATTTCGTCCATTGGTAGCAATGAATATTTATTTCAAGTATAAACCGCAATGTATACTGGATTTTACAATGGGATGGGGTGGAAGATTGGTCGGTGCTTGTGCTTGTAATGTTACGAAATATATTGGAATTGATTTAAATATGAATTTAGAAAAACCATACAACGATATGATTAAAACTATCAAACCTCTCTGTGTCACAGATATTAATCTATATTTTCAAGATGCACTGACAATAGACTACAGCAAAATGGATTACGATATGGTTTTAACATCCCCACCTTATTACAATTTGGAAACATACGAAGGAACTGAGAGAAAAAGTAAAGAAGATTGGAATGAATTATTTTATATACCTATGATCACTATAACTTGGAAACATCTCAATGTAGGTGGACATTATTGTTTGAATGTAAATAAGGAAATATATGATAATGTTTGTGTACACATACTAGGTCAAGCAAACGAATTTATTCCATTAATAAAACGGAAACGTAATGAGAACAACAATTCCAAAAAATATGAGGAATTTATTTATGTTTGGTTTAAAACAACCCGAAATGAAAATACCAGCAAATTGTTTAATTCATAAAATATATAAAAACATAAAAAGGTTATCGGACAACCAACACCTTTTTTTTGTGCCAGTATAATAATGAGTTTAGAATACCAAGCCACCTATCACAGAGAATGGTACAAGACACACAAGCAGTCAGAGATAGATAGAGTGAAAGAATATTATCAAGCGAACAAGGAGAGCATCAAGCAGAAGAATATAGAACGTGAAATAAGGAGGAGAGAGAACCCATTGCTTGTTATCGAGCCAGATATAAAGGATAGAGTGAAAGAAGATAAGCCATCTACCATAACAAAAAAGCAAGAAGAAAATATAGAGAAGGATCGGTTAAAGAATGTCTCAAGATGTATTCTCATAACTCATAATAAAATAATAAGGTTCGGGTTCTAATGTGTTGATAGAAATAGAAATATAGTTGATAATATAATTCAATCGTTAATTTAGGCATTTTATTTTCTGCGTATAATGTATATAATTAATGAGAAGTTTTAACAATGATATGGCGTTTGGTTTAGACAAAGAAGTTACAGTATTATCACAATTATCTCAACATTTTATCGAATATGGAAAAATAACCAATACGAAAGAGTTATATAAAGACCCATATTATAAGTATGATTTTGAAGCGGAAGATGGAACTTCTTTTGAATTAAAAAGCAGACGAAATATAAAAAATGGATACCCAACCACATTCCTACCTGTAGATAAGATTAATCGGATCGCACAGCACAAGCAAGTATATATATTTAGTTTTACTGACCGTTTATGTAAGATAGAATATAATAAGGATGTGTGGGATAAATTCGAGAAAAGAGAGATACAAATCTACAGATATGGACATATGGATAGACCTACGTTACAATATTGTATACCGATTGAGTTACTTATTGATATTGTTTAGTATTATAATATAAAGAGAAACGGATAAACTATGATATAAGAGGATAGAAGATGAATTATAATAATGGCAAGATTTACCAAATTGTTTGTAATATTACAGGTGAAGTTTATATTGGGAGTTGTATAACCACATTGGTAAAGCGTTTATACCAGCATAAACACAAGACTAATAAGTGTAGTTCCAAACAGATTATCGACAGAGGTGACTATGTAATTGTATTAATTGAAGAATTTCCTTGTGAGAACAAGAGTGAATTGTTTAAGCGTGAGAGATATCATTTTGATTTAATTCCAAATATTAATAGGAATAGACCATATGTGAGTGAAGGAGAGCGTATTGAATATGATAGAGAGCGATGTAAGGCATATAATGCATCACATATTGAAGAAATGAAGGCACATTATGAATCCAATCGCGTTGAACGCTTAACCCAAATGAAGGCATACAATGAAGTCAACGCAGTTGCAATTGCAACCCGAAAGAAAGCACATTATGAAATAAATAAAGAAGCAATTATAACCCGAAATACAAAATACAATGAAATCAATAAAGAGGCAATTTCAAAAAGAAGAAAGGCAAGTTATCAAGCGACCAAAACAGCGAACACACAGGTCAATAATTTACCAAATTAAATCTAATCAATATTATATTATATATATATATAGTATAATAATGCCGAAATTCGAAAAAGGAAGTCAGGAAGCGAAAGATTATATGAAATCGTTACGAGACAAACGAAAGATGACTGGAGGTGCTTTAGAAAAACCACCTATGAGAATACTTCCGCAGCCGATCAATCGACGACCAACAAAGAAACCAGAGCAATCACAATCTGATACAGTTAACGCAATAAAGATGCATATGGGTGAAATAGAGAAGGAACTCAATAATCTGAGAGGTATGGAGGGAGAGGGTATCATATCAGATATAACAGATAAAGTGAAAAATGTTGCTGATAAAACAACGAATTATGTGACAAAAGCAGTTGAGTCAGTAAAAACCGCTATAAAAGGTAGAAATGATTACCCTCCAGCGGTTAGAAAAATTCTCAGAACATACGGAGATAAAAAGATTATATCCGCAATTATAAATCGAAAACCTGTTGATGGGAAACTCACCAGTCTTCTGAATGTGCTTTCACTAGGACAATTTAAGAAGAATATCGCATCACAACCTTACGATGATCTATTTCATTTATCAATCGTTTTACGAACCGAAGATGGAGTGGATATCCAAATAGAAAAGACCGAAGTGATTAAAATGGGATTGAGACCAAGAAAAGGTGGTGAAATGCTAAATGTGACTCCATTTACGGGCGGTAAAACTCTCAATGAAATTATGGATAACACACAGGAAAAAATGGGTGATAATTTCTTTTCATACTCCGCCAGAAACAATAACTGTCAAGATTTCATTACAGCATTGTTAAAAAGCAACGGTATGGGAGATACAAATGATTTTACTTTCGTAAAACAGGATGCAAACCAAATGTTTAAAGGTCTCGGAACTCTCTCAAAAGTTGCCGATTATATAACTGATTTAGGCGGGAAAGTTGATGTCATTATGAAAGGAAAAGGTGCTCGTGCTTCTCGTATTTCTCCTACAGAACCAGAACCAGAACCTGAACCTAAACCTAGAGAAAGACTTAAACCTAGACCAAGACCAAGACCAAGACTTACTAAAGAGCAAATACAAATAGAAAGGCTTACTAGACAATATGAAGAATCTGCAGAAAATGAAACAAGTCAAGCAGACGCTAAAGAAGAACGATTGAGAAAAGACCTAGAACGGGTCGAAAGAACTCCAGAATTACAAGGGGCTTATAGGGATTGGGCGGGAGTTTCGGATAGGCAAGTAGAAAAGCGAGAAGAAAAAATAAGAGAACATAGAGAACTGGCTGAGAAATATGCTGGTTTAGCAGTTCTAAGAAGAAATACAATGATACCAGACGAAGTTATAAGGGACGTAATGTTTCCATATCTGGGAAAACTTATATAATACTTCCATATGATGATTAAAAGTCATTACCTATGACTATGAAATAACATTCTTGAGTTACGCATTATACTACCTCCTGTCATATCATTATCAGTCACATCATCATCAGCAACCTCATTAAACTGATTCATTAAATTTCCCTGTATTGGACGGGCATTAGGGTCAAACATTCGTCCTGAAACCCCTCTCTCAGGTGTTACAATTGGAACTTCGACTAAAGGTGGAAGAGGTGGTAAATTAAAAAAGAATGCTACTGGTAATTGTTGTGGAATTTGTATCTGTGGACGAGGAGCAGGTGGTGGACGAGGAGCAGGTTGTCGTTGTGGTGTTGATGGCGTTGATGGTGTTGATGGTGTTGATGATGGTGATCTTGACGGTGGTGATGGTGTTCTTGACGGTGTTGACGGCGTTGATGGTGGTGTTGACATTATTTGTATATATAATATACATATAGATAATTAAATGCTATATTTTAATTAGGTGATTTAATTAGATAATTAATTAGAAAATATATTATATGTATATATATATATAATATAAAATGACTGTTGAAATTAAAGAATACATTAAAAACAAACGTCCGACGTTATCTGATTCCTCTCTCACTACCTACACAAGTATTTTAAAATCACTCTACCGTAAAGTATTTGATGATACCGAATATGATTTAGATAAGTTTAGCAAACCCGAAAAGGTTTTAGAAAAATTGGAAGAAGTTCCATTTAACAAACGAAAAACGATTCTCTCTGCTCTAGTCATTACAACGGATAATAAGAAATATAGAGATTTAATGGGTCAAGACATTAAGGATTATAATGACAATATTTCCAAACAAGTGAAATCCGAATCACAAGAAACCAACTGGGTTGAACCCGACGATGTTGCTACTATTTATGCGGAATTAAAAAAGAATGCCGACCTTATTTATAAAAAGTCACATAAGACCCCTAGTGATATTCAACAGATCCAAAATTATATTATTATCGCTTTATTAGGTGGTATCTATATTTCTCCCCGAAGAGCAAAAGATTTCTGTGATTTTAAAATTAAAAATATTGATACTAAAAAAGATAATTATATTGATAAGAAGAAAATGATATTCAATTCCTATAAGACTGCAAAAACATATGGTACACAAGAAGTTGTAATGCCTCCATCTCTCAAGAGTATTTTAACAAAATGGATTTCAATCAATCCTACTGACTTTTTATTATTTGATACAAGTATGAAACCTATGACTGCAGTTAAATTAAATCAACGTATCAATAAAATATTTGGAAAGAAGGTGGGTGTTAATTTGTTGCGTCATTCTTATCTCACAGGGAAGTTCGGAGAGACAATAAACAAAAAGAAGGAAATAGAAAATACTATGAAAGATATGGGTAGTAGTAGTAATATGTTAGAAACCTATGTCAAGAATTAATATTATTTAATAGAAATAGAATTGAAAATATAAATACCCAGAATACCCAGTTTTTGCCCGATTTCACTAAAGTAGTCCCTAGAGACCCCTTAGGAGGTAGTTTATGAAAAACGGGCAAAATCTGGGTATTCTGGGTATTTTAAAAAGTTGATAATATATAAAATACATATTATAAACACAATCATAACCAACCAACCTAATTTACCACAGTAGTAGTATCACTATCATCATCATTAATTATCATTAAACATTCAGGTTGTTTTATTTTCCAACCCGCAATAAATGGTTTTTTATGTTGTATTTTATTCCAAGACTGGTCTCTTTCCTTATAGAATTTCCTAATAAACAAATTTCCTTGTAATATCTCTTTGAATTTCTTAGCAGTTCCATATTTACGTTTATCTTCTTTGGAAAGTTTATAAAATTCGTTGGTTGAACTATAATTATTATATATATCATCTACAAACACCACACTGTCAGCATCCGCTTCATAATTTTCTTCAAACCACTCATATATGTTATCACAACCTTTTATGTATGCTTTACTTTCGTTAATGACAATAGGCGGAGCATCACTGAATAGAGTTTTCTGATAAAGTTTGAAACAAGGTAATAATATCATAAATAACGCTTGTTTATATTCTGCTTTGAATTGTTGCGACACATATTTCACATCACCAAGTTTCATATTAAATTGTTCTATTTCTTCAGCAGTTGTGTTTTCAAGTTCATTCTTAGATACGAATTTCTGACCAAATGGTATAACACCTGCACGCATTCTTCTACTGACTGCATCATTAACTTCATCTAAAACTGGTTTCTCATTACAAATCATAATCACAGTGCATTTCAAATCAATTCCTGTCTGATTAGAATACAACGGTCTTACATTAATTTTAGTATCTCCAGTAATTTTCTTGACTGTAGCACAGCAAATAGGGTCTTTAGATTCAGGTTCGGATACAATTACGAGACGCTTACAATCCATTCCTGCTGCTGCTGGGTTGCCGTCTTCTTTGATAGTCTTGGAAATGAATCCCGAAGGTAGATTGTAAGAGTAATCACCTAACATTTCAACCATTAATTCTATCAACACAGATTTTCCATTTCCACCTTTTCCAGTGAGTATAAAGAACGCTTGAATCTGTTCACTCATTAAAGAAGTAGATAAGACTTGTAACAAATAATCTTTTACTGCTTTATCTGGTTGGATAGAAGTAATTAATGTTTCCAATTCTTTTACCATTTTAGATGAATATTGATCATTATAATCGTACCCGCAAGACATATTAATAAAATCCAACGGATTCGCATCAACTTTCTTACCTGTAGTAATATCAAAAACACAGTTTTCAAAACAGAACATATTAGGGTTCAAATTCCAAACTTGTTTATCATTAGAAATAACATCGCAAATATTATTAACCAATAGAATACGGGTTTTTTGTGAGCGTAATGTGCCAAGACATTCCATAGCAGAATCCGACCAGAATTTAATTTGTTCCTGTCTTACATCGGTTGTAACATTTTCGTCAATATTTCTCGTCCAATAAGACAATTTGCTATTGACATAAACCATTAAAGCATCACAGAATTGTTTATCAACGAACTGCGAAATACAAGACTTATTAGAGTTGTCGGGTTTCCAATATACACCATTGAAGCAATAAACTTTTTTACAATAATAAATAAATTTATCACCAAATAGGTGTTTAAACGCATCGGCAAGTTGTCCGTCCATAAATGAATAACCACCATTTGCGTTTTTATTCTTAAAGATCCTATCTAACGCCTTATTTGGATTTATTTTCCATTTCGCCAACCAAGTTTTATAAAATTCTGGATTGACTTCTTTACATATATTATTGAGAACGCCAACACTCATTTTATGACAGTTACAAGGTGTGTCCCATAATTGCAGATGTGTGTCGTCTTTCGGGTTCGTAGTCGCAACCCAGTCACAGAACAATTCTTTCGAAAATCCATTTGTTTTTAAGACTCCGCTAATCTTCATATAATTATTATAATCCGCCATATGGAAGTTCAGTCCATTCATCAACATATCGGTGTATTGTTTTATGACAGTCTCCTCTTTATTTTCAGTTGTATTACTGTCTGCACTGTATGGTTTAGGTTGTTTCATTGTTAATAATTTTCCTAGATATTGATGTACTGGATCTTCCATTTGAACTATTTTAAACGGATGAGCATTGTCACTAAATTCTCGTCTTTTATCGGTATTACCAGTCTTTTTACAAGGGGTTGCTGTCGGTGGTATCACTTGATGTTTTGTTATTTGGAATTCTAATCCACAGTTGGGTATAGGTTTAAATGTTTCAGTTCCTCTTTGTTCGCATATATCAATTAAATCTATACAATCAGTTATATCACATAAGACGTTCCAGTTGCCTTCAGTTGATGATTCATACATACCATCCTCACTACCACACACATCATTATAGGTGTCTAAATATTGTTTGCACATTTTACAATCGCTATCTGTCTCTTTAATATAAATATCAAAATCCAGACAAATAATGTATTTTCCATTCATCTGTCTTCCACACTTAATACCATAACCGCAACTATCATCAATAACCAGTGTGTTCTTAAACCACTCGTTCGTTTTATCTTTATAAGCAACAGCACTAGGAACTAAGGTGCGTTTATCAACTAGACAAGGTGCTTTTGCTCTTCCAATGGAGTCATTTGTGAATGCGTTACGTATATTGTAGTTTTCGGCGAGTAAGATTGAGATATTGAACATTTTCTTCTTATATATTCTATTAAGATTTTATTTTTATATACTTATTCCTAAATATATATAACTATTAATTTTATAATAAAAGTTTATTATTATTATAAAATTATCAAATTGTTTTTTGTGGTTTCGGTATTTCACAGATCATTATTTTCATAAAGATTTTCGATATAGTCTCCCAAGAATTTTCATATTTCGTCTTCATAAACTTCCTATTATATTCGTTATAGTTATCCTTGTGTAATGCTCTCGATACCATAATTTGTTTTTTTCGTTTATCTGTGTAAGGCATTGTGTCTAACGATTCTATATATATATATTAGTATATAATATACTTATATATTTAAGTTGTTTTAATAGATTTCAATTTTATATATAATTAAGCAAACCTAAACTCTCGCTCCAGTTAGGGCATCAATTGAGACCTCGACACCGTATTCGATAAAGCATATTAGATTAATTTGTCTTCCTGAGAGATTTTGCCCAATAACTTGGATTGATTTTGGAACGGATTCCTCAACTGGAAGTGCTCTGCTCACATCAACATAATGATAACAGTATTCCATTTCGAATGCTTGTGAGTCAATTAAACCAGAAGTTAGTCCATCAGTCATACCACCATTGACACTATTGACTCCTTTCAAATGGTTATTGAAAGATTCGAAACTGTATCTTTGGGTATTATAGATGGTATTCTGTCCTGAAACAACAATATTGAAATTGGTTAACATACACAAAGGAGATGTACATCCAGCACCAGCAGGATCAAAAGGACTGGAATATGGTGGTATAGCAGAACCTACAACAGATTCAGAAAAGAAAGGAACACATAGAACGGACTTGATATTTGCGATACCGTTTGTCAAGAGACTATTCATTGTTCCTCCAGAAGCAACATTGAGAATTTGGTATTGATAAACATCAGTATATTTAATTGTTTTAATTGGACTGGATAAGTAAGCAGATTCGAAACTTGGATTGAAAGTATAAGCAGGAACATATAATACAACATTCTGAGATAAACCTCCACTTCCAATTGGGAAAACTGCTGGGTTACTTCTCAAAGTTGTATCTAAACAAGTTGCTCCAACTGACAAATTGGCGATGAAAGACGAAGCAACTGTTGGGTCTTCAACACTAGTTAAAGCAACTCCTCCCGAACCACCCGCTCTCGAGGCAATCATAATAGGACAGATTCCACCGACAGCGTTATTAGATGAAGAGCAACTCATCAAACCAGCAGCAGTCACATCAACACTTACAGATGTGTTATTTAAGGTTAAAGTCATTTTCAAAAATGTTCCTTTCAATAAAGGACACATTTGGAAAAAAGAATGAAGATGTTTCAAATACACAGTAGCATTAATCGCAATTTGGAATACTCCTTGAGAGGTAGTAGCAACAGCGTTAGTTTTTGTTACAACGTGAGATTTCCATAAGGTCTTACACTTTTCACTGGTCAATAGGTCACCAGAAGTATTTCCATCACCAGTGATACCAGCAGCATCATAATTGATGAATTGTTGTCTTTTCAAGAACCCAATATTTCCAGTTCCAGAATTGGAAGCGTTTTGCTTACCTGCAACAGTGGTGAAAACCGCTTGATTACTGTTGTTACAGACTCCTTGACCTGCTAAAGTAGCAGCGGTAGAGTATGTCCAACTGGTTGGGTCATCAGGATAAAATCCAATAGTTGAACCAACTGTCGCTACATCTCCCCAAGAAAAAGTGGTGAGTAACTTGAAACTATTCCACATATTAATATATGGTGTTTGCTGACAGATGGTCGTTCCATTTAAGTCTAAAGTGAACTGATGAACGATACTTCCAAACCAATTTTTCAACCCAACAGAATAATCGGCAGAGGTAGCAGCGGTCGCTGGGGCGAGGTCGGCAGGAGCGATAGAAGCAACTGGTTTCGAACTGGTTAGGGTTAAAAGCAATGGAATAGAGAGATATGCTTCTCTATAATTCATAAATTTGTTAGAATTGGATAATTGGGATGTATCAATAACGGATTGATTACTGGCATATTGACCTGACTGGTTATCAATGATATTCAACCAATCTTTCTTAACGAATACATTTGGAGAACCATCTACCTCGTTTGCTAAATCAAAAACTAACTTATCTGCGGACATTATTATATAATATAGGATTAGATAATAATACAATTGGAAATACTTTTTTAATTTGCTAAACATTTTATAACTCGAAAGCAATGTTTTTACTCTTCTTTTTTTTGATATTCAGTCGTTGTAAAGCATCGCAATTTGCTAAACCAAGCCCTATCATATTCGATGAGTTTAATTGGACTTGTTTAGAAATTGGTGTTTTATTAATATACTCATCAACTGATGCAAAATTGGTTCTGCTAAATGTTTGCTTACTTGGGTTACTCGCAATATTTTTAGTCGTATTGACCATACCTCCTGCCATATAAATTTTCATTATGGTTATATATTATACACTATATTTTTATTCTTTTGTTTTTTTTGTTGCTAAATATCTCAATCTTTTTCGTTCGGCAATTTTTATTTTATTATCTAAATAATATTGCTTTGTTTTTGCGTCAATAATAATTTTGTTGTCTGAATGGTATTGCTTTTTGTATTCTTTAATCGTATCCTTATTATCTAAATGGTATTGCTTTTTGGATTCAACAATCTTATCTTTGTTGTCAGCTCGGTATTGTTTTTTGTATTCAGAAATCTTATCCTTATTATTTAAATTGTATTGTTTATCCCGTTCTTTATTATCTTCAACACTGCTATACGCTCTAACAGAATTCATTTTATCTATTTGCTGATCTATATGAAACTGCTCTCGTATTAATAAATGTTTTTTTGACTCACAAGGATAAACTTCTACTAAAACCATTTCAAAATTATCAAAACCTCCATTATCTCGTATTGTCTTATACAAATTTATATTATGTTGTTTATTGTTCTCATTATTACAAGCACTCTTATGTGCCCATTTCCTACTCCTAAAATTTGTAGTTGAACCGAAATACACATATGTCACATTCGTATCTAAACAATAAATTTTATATATAACTGTTTCATTTGTGTTGTAATCTACTTCAGTTCTTGTCATATTCTATCTTGTTGTATAATGTAGTAAGTTGTCTTTAAGTAATTTCCTATTTATTTTATTCATCAGTCTTTAATTTTATTCCTAAGTCTTTCAGCCTTGCTACACTATTCAAAATAGCAGTGATAACGGTTATCTGTTTTTGTTTTATCTTGCGTTTTTCTAAATCTTCCGTTGAGTGCCTGATTTCGTTAAATAATTTGAGTTGCTCTTCCATAAGTTCGGTATACAATCGATTAAAAAAGTGATCATCCATTTTATATAATAAATATAGATATTATTATATAGTTTAAAATTTTTAATTATCTTCCCAATACTTCTCTCTCCTCTGCGAAAGCAAGAACAATAGTCATCGCTGGATCACGAATTATTAGCGGTGCTAAATCTGTCCCAAGCATACCAATACGTATTTGATTGTAAGTCCCACTGATTAACTTTTGCCATAATAAAGCAGGTGGTTTCTCTATAATAATTTCACCAGCACCGACATTAGGACTGATAGTATAAATAACACTGGACGGTGATGCATACGGATTATCAACACTAGAGCAAGTGATCAATACAGAACTATTTGGTTGTAAATTTGGTGATACGTTACTAACAACTGAGATTGTTCCCAGAGATTGTATTTTGGAAATATTAGCAGTTGGTGTAAATGCGGTTGTGCCGTCTTCTAAAAAAGTCCCAGCAATAAAAGAATTATCTGCTGGATTACCAGAATTACCGAACGTCTTTAAACCACCTTTATAACCCAACAATAAACCTAATTGGGTTGGAATAGTTACAACAGGGTTAAATACTGTAGCACTCGTTGCGTTATCCCACCCAGCAGGTTTTTGATATTTTTCACCTGTTCCAATTTCTGTTATATTTACTAAATAAGTATTCACTTGGATAGCATATCTTGCTGGATTGACGGTCAATTCTATAAAATAAACGTTATTCCCAGTAGAATCAACAGCATAATGCGAACGTTTTATCATTTCAAATTGTAAAAACTGATTGAGAGCAGAAACTTCGTATAAACCATCTGGAATTGTGAGTGTATATGTAGTCGTAGTTCCAGTATTCCAACTATAACTGATAATATTATTACCGAATGACGCTTTTATATTAAACCAAGAGTAGTACATACTCACAGAAGAGATTGCTACATATGTGTCCTTAAATAGAACAGATGAAGGGAAATTATAAACCAGTTTGTTGTTTTGTCCGTCATCGACTAAATTGCTGGAATTTAATACAATTGTTCTCATTTGCTTATATATTAATATTATATTTTATTTTTATAATATCAACCTTTTTAATCAGAAAACCTATGGTTTTCCGAACCTTTCCTTTTTTATATCGTTTTGTTGAGCTTTTTTAAAAGCTCAGTATCCTAACATAGCGAGTTCATAGAGAACTTCTTTTGCTTGTCTCATTGGTAACAAATCATTTTTAGATAACTTCATAACCAGTAACTTGAATTTTTTAATATAATCTTTATTATCATTCCCTGATAAAATTTGTCCTTTCATCAATTCGAAATTATCTATCTCTTTATCTTCAGCACTCTTATCAGGTGCTGGAATACTCAACTTATCAATGATTCCACTCGCCGAAGCAACCTTATGTAAATATGCTTTTTCACTGTTGTCTAAAGTTTGTATCTCATCGAATGATGGAATACTTCCACCTATAATCTTGCGTAAAACCTCACCCATTTTTGCAGTTGTTCTTTGAGATTTAAATCCGCAAATGCATCCACCACTTTTTGTTTTCATAGATATAATGTTCTTATCGAGTTGTCCTTTATTAATTATATATTTACCTATTGGAACGAATCTTGGAGAGACGTATGAAATACCCTTTGAATAATCAATATCTTCTTTTTTAATATTGTCACTTCGTTTTGGTCTCAATGATCCTTCATAATTTCTTGATTTTGGTCGTCCTAAACCTTTTCCACTCATTATACGTCCACCAGTAATAAAATTGTTTGTATTTCCACTGGGATTTAAGAACGCCGAACGTATTTCGTCGTCATATTGTTGTAAAAAATTCATCATATTCACTTTAGTCTTTATTAATCTCGATTTACTACCTACAGTCGCCATAATAAATTCATTCCCTTGCGGTAGTCTTGATATTGTATCAATATAAACAAGTAATTCGTTTTTAGTCATACCCCTCCATACTTCAGGTGGAATATATTCATTTTGCTCTTGTTGTTGTTCGTTAGATGAAAGCATTTCTTTAATATCACCTAAATCCTCTCTAATATCTTCACTTATTGTCTCTTTTCTTGCGTAATCCTGTAAGATACTAATAAAAATATCAGCATTCACACCACTCCTAAATTTACGTTGGGTTTCCGCAATTATATCATCTACTCGGTTACTTAAATATTGTAAGTCGCTACTAGAAATAGATTGAACTACTTTGTTTGCTTGTGTGGAGTCCATAACAGCAAGTAATTGGGTTCTCACTGTTTGTTTTAATCCTTCAATATCTAGAATCTTTTCATCAAAAGTTCTGGTATCAGTTGGTTGTTGGGGTACACCTGTTTGGTTATATAATAGATTTGCTTGTAAATTCCTTTCATTCACTTGAGATTGTAGTTTTAATGTATTCAGATACTCTCTACGAAATCGGGCAGCATCATTCGGTGATATTAGTGGTTGTCCGCTCATTTTTTATATTATATACTATGAATATAAAATAAAATGTAAGAATCTCCTAAATACAGTGTGTTTATTGACGTATATACTATTATACTACGGTTTTATTCTCATAAATAGGAAAAGTGGATACATCTGCGTCTCCAGATAGTAAGGTATCATTTACAACTTCGTTAAACAAAATGGTCAATTCGTCTAAATCCATTCTTAGATGTTTTTCTACTTCTTCAATAAAATCTGTCTTCTTTCTCCCTCTAAAATTAGATGGATTAATTAATGGTGAGTGTCCTTTCATATCTAAAACAATCACTTTTACCATCATAACCTTGTGTTTTAAAGCATCGTACTCTTCTTGTGATTCGCATTGTATCTTCATTTAATATATATACTTATTAAAGATAATAAATTTCTATATTAATTGTTTATTATATTATCAATTATTTTAAAATACCCAGAATACCCAGATTTTGCCCGTTTTTGATAAACTACCTCCTAAGGGGTCTCTAGGGACTACTTTACTGAAATCGGGCAAAAACTGGGTATTCTGGGTATTTCTATTTCTATTCAATAATTAAATAATAATTAAATAATAATTAAATAATATTAACTTTCCATTATACTCTGTATTTTTGTATTACTTTAATGTATATAGATGTTACGAACAACGAGAACCAAGACAATATTCCAGTTATTGATCGGAGTCACAATCCTATGTAAATTCGTTGTAATTAAACGACATTTTAGGTAGAAGACGAGTTAAATATAATATAATTGTATTATATATATCACACAAATAATGAAAAAAATCTCAAGTATAATGATTTACAACATATATAGAACCATTTATCGGGAGCGGAGACATATATTTATTCCTAAATTTAGATGAATCCACAAAGGCGGTAATAAATGATTTAGACCCTTTAATAGCAGAAAGTTGAAAAATAATAAAAAGCAATCCTTCTGTTGATGGTGTTCACAGATACGATAAACTAACTGACGCAGAAAAAAACAAATACGTTTTTAATACCACTCATACCAACCCAATTGATAAATTAGTTAAAAATATAGCAAGACTTTGTGGTTCGTTTAGCGGTTTAATAAGAGACAGTGATAAAAAACTCTATAATTATTCAAAAGTGCAATCAAAATTAAATAAAATAGACAGTATATCAAAATATATGAAAAATACGACCGTATTAAACCAAGATTATAAAACAGTTATTAAAAAATATGATAACGCCAACGCCTTTATATATTTAGACCCACCATATGAAAATCCCAATTCAAAATTATACCGAGAGGAAGATATGGACTATGAAGAAATGGCGAGATTTTTAAGAAACGTAAAGGGTAAATTTTTATTGAGTATAAACGATAGTCCAAATATAAGAAATATATTCAAAGAATTTAATATAAAAAAAATAACAGTTGATGGTGCAGCGAATAAAGGTAGTTTATTAAAAACTGTTGGAGTAAAACAAAGGGCGGAGGTATTAATTACAAATTATTAATAATATCAATATATGTATATGGAATCACAATGGAGTAACGACGTAGAACGAGTTTTAGAAAGCATTAGAGAGAACAGTCTGATTATGCGAAAACAACATACTAAAAATTATTTGTATTTTAAATCAACCTTAAAATACTATCGTATTCCAGTTATTGTCATAAGCGCTTGTAACAGTGTGATCAGTGTAGGTGCAGAGCGTTATATATCTCAGCATTATATTAGCGGTATTACTTGTATGTTGGCGTTATTATGTGGCATAATCGGCAGCATCGAATTGTATTTGAAACTAAACGAGAACTGTGAGAATGAACTAATAGCATCAAGAGATTTCTATTCACTAGCGGTAGGTATATATAAAACGCTTACTTTAGAGCGAAAAAATAGAGATATAGATGGAAAAACGTATTTAGATGATTGTTATAAACAATATCTCTCAATATATGATAAAGCGAATATTATGAAAAAGAGATATGACGATTCACTATTTCACATACCCTCATTGCTAGAAAATAATTCGTTGCGAATGAGCATTCCAACACACATAAATAGTAACGGTGGAATATCAGATACAAGCAGTGAGGATGAGAATATGGTGGTATGATTATATATTTTGATTAATTATATAATGATAGAATATAGTATGGTATTGACTTATAAAAATAAATTTAATACAAAATACGGATTTTCAAAAGACCAACCGCACTCATTAGAAGAAATTTCAAAAATAACTGGATATAAATTGTCAGGTCTTAAAACGATATTTTCTAAAGGGATAGGTGCTTACAAAACTTCACCACAAAGTGTACGCCCAAATGTAACCAGCAAAGATCAATGGGCATATGCGAGAGTATATTCGGCAGTTACGCCAAATTCCAAAGCATCTGTGGTTGATGCGAGTCATCTAAAACCCAAAATAGGTTACCATATAACGCCTAATGGTGCAATATAATTATATATTTTTGATTAATTATATAATTATAGTTATAGTTATTTATTTATTTTTTATGGTCTTGGTAGTATCTTTTTTTTTGTTCTGCTATCTTTTCCTTATTGTCTATAGTGTATTGTTTTCGTTGCTCTAATATGCATTCTTTATTATCTGTGTAATATTGTTTTCGGTTTTTTTTATTTATTTCTTTCGTATCTTCTATGGTTCTGTGTGCTCTATACATATTCATATTATTTCTATGACTATCAATATGAAACTGCTCTCGTATTAATAGTTGTTGTTTGGTTTCACACGCAAACACTTCTACTAAACACACTTCGAAATTTTCCCACCCCTTATTTGCTCGTATTGTTTTATAGAGATTTAAATTATATGATTTATTATTTTCATTATAACAAGCGGATTTATGCTGACTTTTACGACTAGCAAAATTTGTAGTGCTTCCAAAATAAACGAAATCACATAAGACATCTACGCATTGGATCTTATATATAACGGTGTTGTTGGTATTATAATCTACTTTATTAATTGGCATCCTTTCTTATTATATATCATAAGTTGTCTTTATATTTCATTTTATTATATAATTACTCCCGAAAATTGCTATAATCAATAACCTCAAGCAACCCTTTTCTAAACCTACTTGATGGCTCTGATTCCATATCAATCAGTAGTGGGCTCATTTTTTCTTTAGTTGCAAATTTATAGATTTCCAATAATTGGTCTTTGGTTACTCCCAATCCAAACTCTGACAGGATGACATTTACCTCTCGATTTCCAGATAGTTTCAATAAAACGATATATGATGAGTTATTTCGAATTATTTTTGGAATCTTGAAAAAGGATTGTGATAAGAAAACACAAGATACACCTAGTTTTCTCGCACGTATATAATAATTCTCGACCTTTGATAAATCCTTTGCTAATACAAGGTCATCGAAACAAACAAGATGATTGAAGTCTTTATCAAATTTATCGAGAGGTGGTGTATTTTCAATACCCTCCCGCACTATAATAGATTCACACTTACTCATTATCCAACGATAAAGGGGTTCATCTTTATTACGAGTTATGATTGTAATTGATTGGAATGTTCCTTTACCTGAAGAGAACACAGAAATAAGGTTACATAAAAAGTTCGTTTTACCTGAACCTGATGGTGCAACGATACACATACGCATTGGAATTTTCAATTTATGTAAATTAAAATTAGGGTTCTCTACCTTATCAAGAAATTCTTTTGGCATTTTCTCATACAAATTGGTTATAGACATAATATATATATATAGGTATATTATATAATGAAATTAAAAACCAATTAATAAAAATATAGGTGTATTATATAAACTAAATGACTTCCTATCCACCTCCAGTAGAAAATTTACCAATATTTAATCCAAATGTATTCACAATATTAGATATACCGTTAACAGTAGCAGAAGGTGAGAAATACTTTCTAAAGTTCCCACAGGCACAAGGTACACAGAATTTTACTGATATAAATGTAGGTGGAATTGCGTCAATAGAAGATGTGAGAGCGGACACTTTAGAAGTAGAAGGCGATGTGGATTTTGATGGTAATTTAGATGTTTCAGGAAATATAACTGGAGGTACAATAACGGCAATAGATGGTAGAATCCAAGCAATAGAAGACGAAATATTAAACGGAGTAGTTAACATAACTGGTGTTCAGACGATAACTGGAGATAAAACGTTTCAAGGAAATACAACGATAACTGGAGGAGTTATAGCCGACAGTATAACCATATCACCAACTGAAATAAGTCGATTGAAAGATATAACAGGAAATATACAATCACAATTAAATCTGAAAGCGTCAATATCATATGTGGATGGTGAAATAACAGATGCTATAAACGATTTGATAGATGGTTCTCCAGCAACGCTACGAACATTGAATGAAATAGCAGAGGCAATAGGTGATGACGATAATTTTGCGGTTACAATTGCTACACAAATTGGATTAAAAGCGAACGATATAGATGCGGTTCATAAAACAGGTAATATTTCTGAAACAATAACAGGTATAAAAACATTCTCTCAAGATGTTATTTTGAATAGTAATTTAGATGTGAGTGGAAATATGACTATGAGAAATGGTGCGGAAATAACTTATAAAAATGAGACGTTAGACCAGAGATTTCAATCAATTGGTTCGTTTTATACAAAATCAGAATCAGATGCGAGATTTGTAGATGTATCAGGTGATACGATGACTGGTAATTTGACTGTAAATGACCCATTTGAAATAACGTATAAAAACCAGACGTTAGACGATAGATTTCAATCAATTGGTTCGTTTTATACAAAAACAGAAGCAGATGCGAGATTTGTAGATGTGACAGGTGATACGATGACTGGAACATTACAGATAGTAAAACCCTCAAGCATAAATGTTATTGATGACCCCTTTATTTTGCTAAAACCTCAAGTTAATACTGACGCAAGATTTTCAACTATTTTTTTGGCGACAAGTCAAACGGCAAACAATGGAATTAGTATATCCTCTTACAGAAATGTATTCCAGAATACAACATTTAGTATAAAAAACCATATTGCTAACGCTACTGGTGTTGATTTATTATCAATAGCAAATAATGGAGATACAACTATATCGGGTGGTTTAACTGGAACAACAGCAAATTTTTCAGGACTATTAACAGCAAATGGAACAATTACATCCCCTACTATAACTGATATTAACAATGCGATAGACTTAAAATTTAATAAAACGGGAAGTATATTCGGCAACCAATCAACAAGATTACAATTAAACCCTACATTGATGAACGGTAATCTGGGATTCGGTTCAGCGAATTTTGAGAATATATCAAGACAATTTACAACAGAAGCAGAGGCGAGAGAATATTACGGTGCGAGAGAATATAGTCTGTTTAGACAAGCAAATAGTGATTTTATTAATCAAGGCGATAATGGCAGGCAAGGGACTACTCACAGTATAAAATTCGGTTACAATAATAATTATTATAATCCATACAGCGACGGCTCATTTGCACCTACATCTCATAGTATGGTTTTTGAGGTGTCTAATAGTTATGGAGGGGACGAATATCTTGAACCTGTTGAGAAAATGAGAATAAATTTTAATGAGATTATAACAAGTGTGAATTTAAATGTAAATGGTTCGGCGAATATTACTGGTGCTTTGACTCTACAGAATAATTTAATTTTTGATTCTACTCAAGGGCAAATTTCAACAACAAGCACGTTTTTTGATATAGCAACTTTAAATAAACCCGATTATGCTCTTAGAGTTAGTGATGGTGGAACGCAAATAAGCGGGAATTTAGATGTAGTTGGAACGGCGAATATATCGGGTGCTTTATCTGGAACAACTGCGACATTATCTAGTGCTTTATCAACTAGTTCAAGTTCGCAAATTAGTCTGCGTTTAAAACCAACAGCCAACGTCACTTTGGGGCAGTCAAGAATTTTTATGGGAACAACAACAAATGATAACGATGGGATAAGTATAAATAGTTTAAAGCTTGCTGATGGAAGTTCTGCTTTTACTATAAGAAATCATAACAATAGCGTAAATGGAACAACAGCTCTGCTAGCTGTAACTGAAAATCAGGGTTTATCTGTAAAAAATGCAACAGCTGAATTTAGAGTAAGAGCAACAGAGATTAATGCTACTGATTATTATTCGGTTGGATTCAGTTTTCCACTTATACCACTAATATCACAAGTTCATACATACTATCAACACGACATTAATAGTTTTGACGGGGCTGGTTATTTATACTTGAGTGGTATTATCAATAATGATAGTGATGGAGTAGTTTTATGTAAAAGTCCCGTTAATATGCGTCCATATTCTATATGTATGACAACGGAAAACGATAATAATGTTGGTGACACAACATTTGTGTTTGAAGTTCGTTGTGCAAATTCTACGGCTAAAGCAGTAAACACTAATATATTATTTACATTAGCAGGACAATCAAGTATTGTTATTAGTGATAGTGAAGTTGAAAATGTAAATTGCTCTAACGTTCAAACTATACCTGCTAATCATAATTTTGGATTATATTTACGTTCAGCTTCTAATAATCTTGCTTCTTATGAACTGATTGTAAAAGTTTATTTTTATCAAGTTGGGTAAATTTAAATAAATGTGCTTATTGATGAATTGAAGAATGAGATTGTAGAATTACGGAAATAAATCAGAGATTAAACGAAAATTAAGAATACAATGAATAACCGCATAAATAAATACAATAGTTAATATACAAACATCATAAACCAACAAAAACACTTAATAATCAAATATATAATATGAAAATTAATACGCAAACATCATAATCTACTTAAAAATGATACTTAATGGTTAATAAAATATATTTTATTAATGCTTATATGCTTTAAACAATGATAAAAACGCTTATTAATCTTAATTATTGTTTTATTTCTCTCAATATGTTCTTTTAGTATTAATAATCATATTATATATGTGGTTATTAATATATTTCTTAATTATTATCTTTATATCTTCATCAGATCGATCTGTCCGTTATCATTTACCATACGGTCTGTTCCTCCAATACCTACATCAATCTCTTTACGCAACTTGGGGTC